CAAGGCACTGGAGGCCAAGGCACTGGAGGCCAAGGCACTGGAGGCCAAGGCACTGGAGGCCAAGGCACTGGAGGCCAAGGCACTGGAGGCCAAGGCACTGGAGGCCAAGGCACTGGAGGCCAAGGCACTGGAGGCCAAGGCAACAATGGAACTGGCGGCGTATCTAACGCTGATTGGCAGCAAACCCTTAATGGAATGGAGGACGCAGGGCTGCCCACAGTAGACTCTACGGGCAATCCCCTGAGAAATGATGGAACAGTGTACGACCTTAATAGTGACAACGAGTGGGTTCAAATGGGGCCAACAGGGGGCCAAGGTTCAGCTTCTTCTGACTTTGTTCCACCACAAGGAAACCCTGTTCCTAGTCTAAATGGCGGGGGAGACGTTATAGTTGGAGACGGCATCCGCACAGAAGCCACTGGACTAGGTGGAGTGGAGTCAGTAGACAGCTCAGGCAACCCAGACGCAAGCGGTGCATACGAAAAGAATAGTCTAGGTCAGTATAGTGCTGCCCCTTCATCTACTACCTCAGAAGGCTTCAGTACCTTTGCTGCGGGAACTCCGACTGGGGCAACGCAGCCCGTTACCCTTAGACTTGACGGTAAAGATACGGTAAATCTAGGGGGTTTCCAACAAGTAGTAACTCCTGATGATAAAATTGTAGCATGGTATCTTAATGACCCTCAGTGGCATGAAGAAGTAATTGTTACCGGAGTAAAACCAGAGGGAATTGAGTTTAAATTTGCGGGTGCAGCAGGCGGCGATAGGCTTTGGACTACAGCTTCCTTAGCTCAATATATTGATGACATTATGGAGGGTCAAATTCCACCCGAAGCTATTTGGGACGATAACGCGCCAGCTCAAGAAGATGACGAAGAAAAGGACCCTCTTTTAGAAGAGGTGGTTGTTACTGCCGACAGGCTTCCTACTGAGGACCCTTCAAACATCCCTATTGACATAAACTACGACCTCAATCCTAACGGTCAACCTATGGACAACATTGTTGTCACAGCACCTAGACCCCCTACGACTGTTGTACCTAATGTACCTGTACCAGTACCAACGCCTATAACTACGCCCGTTCTTACGCCTATTACAGATACTTTAATTGACGGTCTTGACGGCACTGATGGCACTGATGGCACTGACGGCACTGATGGCACTGACGGCACTGATGGTGGCGGTGGGGGGACAGGTGCAGCGGGACCCGCAGGAGCAGCAGGCGGTATGCTCTCAGGCTCAAGAGACCCTGTGCCGTTTATGGATACCCCTAGGATTCGATACCCTTCAAGAGCGGAGCAGCTTAGTATGTTTAACAGAGTTAGGTCAAGGCAGAGGAAATAGTATGACTTATTTACAGCTTATAAATCAGGTGCTAGTGCGGCTACGGGAAACACAGGCTGCACCAGCAAGCATTAGCTCTAACCCTTTTTATAACATGATAGGGGCTGCTGTTAATGACGCTAAGAATACAGTTGAAGATTCTTGGGAATGGGGGGCCCTTAGGGGCGCAGACTCCGTAACTGTTGCTAAGGGCGTATATGACGTTCCTCTTCCCCTTTCTCTTGGTGTTACCTATAACATAGAAAGCGTAGTAAACAGTTTAACAGGAGCAGTGCTTACACCCGTTCCTCTTGAAAGAATACGAGCTTTATACGCTAGAAACGCCACTACCCCTGTGGGCGAATCGGTGCCCTCAGCGTATGGTTTTGCGCCCGATCTGTGGGATGAAGCTAACCCCGCAGCGGCTACAAACGGAACAACGCAGATACGTTTAACGGGTCCCGCTAGTGTTGAAACTCCACTAACTGTATATAGGTCGGCCCACCAAGCTCAACTTGTAGCGTCTACAGACAAGCTAAAAGTACCTGCTTTACCTGTGTATCTTTTAGCTACAGCTTTAGCGTCTAGGGAGCGGGGAGAGATAGGGGGTACGCCTACGGGAGAGCTTTTTGCTATGGCAGGCACAGCTCTTTCTGACGCAATAGCTATGGATTCTTCAAGGTTTTCAGGAGAGTTATTTTGGTATAATCCTTCTGATATGAGTCAAAGCAACGTAGGCACCTCATAATGGCTGTACAAGCTCAAACATCTATTCCCATACCTGCTCCAGGATACTACGGTTTAAATACCCAAGATTCTCCCGTGGGTATGTCTACTTCTTTTGCATCCGTTGCAGACCACTGTGTAATTGATGGGTTTGGAAGAATTGGGTCAAGAGCTGGGTTACAAGCTTTTACACAAAACCCAGCAACAACTTTAAACCAGTACCCCGCAGAACGGGCGTTTGAATTTATAGATATACTCGGCAGAAGCTGGTTTTTTGTGTGCGGGGGAGGAAACATATATCTCCAAAGTTTAGTAAACGGAAACTTAACTGCACTTACTTCATCCGTATTACCTATAGCAGCTACAAAGAATAACTGGCAAATGGTAAGCCTTGACGATAGGTGTTATTTTATTCAGGAAGGTCAGCATATACTTGTGTTTGAGCCTGCCATTAGTACAACGGTTTTAATAGAAATGGACTATACTCTTGGCTCTCCCTCTTTATGGCCCAGTGCAGCAACAGGTGAACCCTCTTGTGGGACAACAGGATTCGGTAGGCTTTTTGTTGGAGATTTTGATAACAACAAGAGCCTAATTTTAGTCTCTGATCTTACAGTAGGGGCTCCGCTAGAGTGGGAACAAACAATAGACGTTTCACAGTTTTGGCCTAACGGTACAGATGAAATTGTAGCACTTAAAGTCCACAACGATTTTTTAATTGTTTTTGGTAAACGCAGTATTCTTGTGTACGGAGTTTCCTCTGGTGATACATACACGATTAGTCTAATAGACACAGTGGGGGGAATAGGCTGCATAGCAAGAGATTCCTTAGCTGTAATAGGTACCGATATTGTATTTTTAGATGCGTCCGGTTTGCGTAGTTTTTTAAGAACAGTACAAGAAAAGTCTATGCCTATAGGAGACCTTTCTTTAAACATAAAAGATGACATAACAACAGCAATATCACAAACAGCAGCCACAACTATTACATGCGTTTACATCCCAGAAAAGTCACTTTACACGCTAATTTTTCCAGCACTAGGCTTTACGTATGTTTTTGAAACAAAAAATATATTAGAGAATGGAGCTTATAAGGCAACACTGTGGAACAATAGGCGTTTGACTTGTGGCTTGAGAACAATACTAGGGAAAACATATTACGGCGCTATGGGCGGCATGTACCAGTATACTAAACACAACGATACTAGTTTTGTAGATAATGGAACTCCTTTTTCTGTGGACCCTATTGTAGGAAATATTACTTACACTGCTTCTCGGTCTACCACAGGAGTTCCTTTTAGATACTGGACACAGCCTCAGTCTTTTCAACAGCCTTCTAAAACTAAGTTTTTAAAACAAGTAGATGTTACAGTGTCAGGAGGAGAGGGGGTTGTTCTTTGGCTAGCGTGGGTTTTTAATTATGATGACACCAGGAGTGTTATTAGAGCTTCCCAAGAAGGCACTAACTTATTTTATTACAACCTAAATGCTGAGTTTAATGCTCAAAACAACCCAGTTGCAACCGCTGAGTATAGTGGTCAAGATGACTTCCCTTCTTCTAGGCAGCTTAACGTCTGGGGTAGCGGAAGGGTTGTTTCTATTGGTTTTGAAGCAACAATAAACGAATCACATTTTAGTATACAAGAAATTAACATACAGGCATTGCTTGGGAGAATAATATGACTACACCAGTTGCGTATGACTATCAATTAAACTTTTTTGCTAACAAAGACGGTCTTGCAAGCGGAGACCCTTTAAAACTCATTACAGGACAACAGTTTGAAGCTGAGTTTAGTGTTATAGACCCTGCAATTAAAAGCTGTATTCAAAACCAAGGGGGGACTTATACAGGGGGCTTATCTGGGGATTCTCTTACGCTTACAGGTACCTTTACGGTGCCACAAATTGACGGAGGGACATTCTAATGGCAGAAGAAGCGGGACTTTTTGAAAGTTATCTACCAACCGTAGCTGCGGGGTATGGCCTGTACGATCAATACGATAGCTTAAATGATAGGCTTGAGACTACTCAAGATACATTAAATACTACAGCAGGCGTAATTAACGACAATACTGCGTTTACTCCCTATGGCGTTACAGGAGCTTTGGGAGGCGCTAACGCCACAGCCACTGGAATGAACTACGAGCTGAACTCCACGGGGCAGGGCATACAAGATAATATGTTCTCTCAAGGTCAACAACAGTTAGCGGCTTCTACAGCAAACCCCCTTGACCGTCAGAATGAGCTGTATGCGGCAATGAATCAAGCGCAAAGCCCTGAGAGACAAAGAGAATTAGCGCGAATGAACCAGCAGTTAAGGAATTCCGGTCGTTCTGGAATGACTTCTGGAATGTACGGAGGAACCCCAGAGCAACTAGCGTATGCTAAGGCGGTGCAGGAACAACAGTCAACTAACTGGCTAGGTGCGGGTTCTGCGGCTGAGGAACAGCTACAGAATCAGTATACTCGCGGCATAGGCATGATGGACCAAGGCTATAAACCTATGGACCAACTTTCAGGTTACGGGGACCAAACTATACAACAAAATAACTTAAATGACGCAAGAGGAACTACAAGAGCAGGGATGTTATCTGACCTCGCAATGGGTGGTCTTGCTACTAACGTAAACATAGAGAACCTTAAAGGCCGAGCATTGTCAGACTTTTTAACAGGAACCGCTCAACAACAAGGGGCACTTGGTGGCCTTATTGACCAAGCTACAGGTGACCTATGGGGTGGTGTAACATCATGGTGGGACGAGCAAAACTTCTTCGGATAGGGATAGCGATAGAGACTTATACAGAAAAAATAAAGGAGTAATTTAAAATGGCAGGCAATTTACCTAGTATGTTTGGACAGCTAAACCAAGCTATAAGCAACTCACCCATCCTTGACCGAGACAACCAAGGTGTGAGGGGTATGCCCTCTAGTCCCATGGATAACATGAATCCTCTTATGAGGCAGTTTAGCCAAGGACTGGGCAAGGCTATGGGAGACACAAAAGGTGACTACACTACTTCTCAGGATAAAATGAGGCTCAGTAACAGTCAGGCTGCTTCTGCTGTAACTTCTCAGGACCCTAGGATGCTTACAGAGGCTGCTGGGCTAATGATAAAACAAGGTAGAATACGGGAAGGGCAAGAGTTAATGCAAAGGGCTGACCGAATTACAAATAGTGATGTAGCTGTATTAGAAGAAGGTCAAGCGGATATAGACGATCAAGCCGCACGTACCCAAGCCATTGAAATTGCAAAGGATGAACAAGACGACCTGTGGGTAAGGTATTTACAAACAGGCGACAGGACGGCTGCGGAGTATTATAAGTGGAAAGACAAACAGTCTGAAAACATGCAAAAAGAAAGCCTTTATCGCTCTCGTCCTCGTAGTGGTAAAAGTGGGTCAAGCATGGATGAGCCTATGCCTGCTTACTTGGGAAAAATACTTCAAGGTTATACTGAAGAAGCTCAGGCAGCGGGTTCTAGGCTCTCTAGGGCCCAGTCTCTTTCATCTAGGTTTACACAATGGATGGATACCGAGGGGGTGGGTCTTCCAACAGCAGGGGGTCTTGTAGGCGGTGCAGCAAAATCCTTTAGAAACGCAGCGGGTATTCGTGAGGTATTAGACGCATTACAAACTGATTACCAAGGACTGCGTAACAGCGCGGCAATGAAAAACCTTCCTCCTGGTTCCGCCTCTGATAAAGACGTTGCGTTAGCTATGTCTGGATTTCTGCCTGATAATGCTTCTGTACAAAACATTCGAGATTGGTTAAAAAGCTATGCTAGAGCGCAAGAATTGTCGCTAGAGTACAACAGGTTTGCAGAAGATCATGTTTCAGAAAAAAGGGAGAACACCTTTATAAACAAGAGCTGGGAAGCGTATCTAAAAGAAAGGGACGAAAGGGAGGAAGAACAGAATACCTTGCCTTCCTATAACGATATGGTGAATTCTTCAACTATGCCTGTGGGAGATGATGAATAATGGAACCTGCTCAAGCTGCTACAACCAGTAAAGTTAAACTCCCCGATGGTAGAATCGTACCTGATGTGCCAAGAGGAACAAGTCAAACTGCCCTATACGACACCCTAGTACGTGCTGGGCAGTTGGACCCTGAAACTGCAACCTCTTGGTTAAACACAGCAAGGGAAGAAGTAAAACTCTCTCGTCAACCTCAACGCGGCCAAGGGGGTCCTCAGGGAGCCTTTGGTCCCGCTGGTCCTCCTACACCCCTAGGTGCAGACCCTAGGGCAGCTATGCCCCCAGCTCCCGTGGGTTCACCCATTACTAATGAACTTAGAGGGTCTCCGCCCCCTTACGCCCAAGGGGGAGCCTCTATGGGGCAAGTTGTTGAAGATATTGGTGGCGCGGTAGGGAGAAATATGGATATTCCTGGGGGAATAGCGGGAGCTGCATTAGGCGCTAAACTGGGGACCGTTGGTGGTCTTCCTGGGATGGTTGGTGGCGGCATTGTTGGTGGAGGCATAGGAACTTTTGGTGGCAGTATTGCAACGGATTACATTGAGTCAGGAGAACCTGATTTTAGCGAAGCAGCAAAAGATTCTTTAATCTCAATGGGTTTTGACATAGCTACATTAGGAACTCTAAAGTTATTTAAACCCGCAGCAAGAGCTATGGGGTTTGGACCAGAAGAAATATCGGCGCTATGGGGAAAACTATCAAAGACAGTGGACCCTAAGGCTTTACCCGTGGGGTCTTCAGAGTCTTTACAGCAAACTCAGAATCTTTTACAAGAGTCTGGTGGGTCTTTAAGAGCAGCTCAAGCCGCACAGAAAGGAGAGAATCAAATAGGTAATGTTGCTGAAGCTCTTGCCGAAGTAGGCGTAGGATCAGGGGGTTATTACAAAAGGTTAGACGCTACTAACACAGAGACAATCGCTAACCGACTACAAAGTATGATGAACGATGCTTTTGAAAAAGGAGCATTAGAAACAAATAAGGTAGGGGAGTATGTGTACGGGGCTATACAAGGCGGTAAGAAGGCTGCTACTAAGCTTTATTCGGACGGCCTTGACAAGATTACCCAACAATATGGCAAGAAACAGCTCAATGCTGCAAACTATTGGCTCGGGTTAAAGCGTTTTAGAGACAAGGGACAAAAAGTTTACGGTTCTGACTATAGTCCTGAAACTTTAAAGTTTGTAGATGAGTGGATGGACACACTGGGAAAATTAGATACAATGTCTGTAGAGTCTGTTTTAGGGATGCAAAAACAAATAAACAGACGCATTAGAGACATGGGTGCTTTTAGCAACACTGCTGAGATGCAAGCAGCTTCTAGGGAACTAGCCGAGCTTTCTAAAACTTTTAGAGAAACTACCTATAAATCGTTTGATAATATAAATCCACAATTAGGCGCAAACGCAAGGCAGCTTAATGCTGACTATGGTAAAGCTATGGACGGTCTTTTACCAGAATTAAATAAATCATCAGTTGTTTCTGGAAGTAAAGAGGGGTACGAAAGTATTGCTTCTTCGTTACGAGGTAAAAACCCCGATACAATTAAAAAGTTTTTAACTTCAATAGACGTAGCGTATGAGCAGGCAGCTAAATCAGGCATAGACATGACAACGGTAGGCGGTGTAGCTACCGCTAAAGAAGCAAAAGCACTTATTAAAGCAGGATACTTAAAGAGTATTTTTGGTGAAACCCCTGATACTCTAAAAGCTTTTACAACTGGGCAGCGTAACTTAGCTGTAGACTTAGAAAAAAACTCTGCTGCGGTTAAGTTAATTTTAGGAGAAGACTACAATACTTACAAAATGCTTGTCAACGCTTTAAATGAATCAAGCAGGACACAGGGAAGCGGAATAGGCTCCCTAGTTTTAAGGTCTAAAGAAGCAGGGGCTGCGGCAGATGTCGGGCAAGTAGCTGTAGGGGGTACAGTGGCTTTGGCATCAATCCCCGCCGCACTAGCTATATTCTTAGGCCCTATGTTACTCCGTAAAATGGTGTCAAGCCCTGCGGCAGTCCGTAGACTAATTGCAGGTAAAAAACGTATTGCTGCCGCTACTGCTGCTGGAAAAGTAGCTTCTGTTTCAACCATAGTAGAAGAGACTCTATCTGGAATTATGGGGTCATTTAATGAAGAAGAACAAGCAGAAATACGTCAATCTATGCGACAACAATAGAGGTACTAATAATGGGTGCATGGGAAGAAACAGTAGCAAAAGTTATGGGCGCGTGGGAGAAACAAAAGCAAGTGCCTAAGGGCTATACACCTCCCGATTATAGTTATTCCCCTTACACGGCTACCGCTACTTACGATAACTCAATTACGAGGAACATAGTACCAGCCGCTGAAGCCATAGGAGAGGGGTATAATAGGGTAGGAAGGGCTTGGACTGACCCGACTAGAGGTGTACCTGAGGCACTAGGGGTAACCGCCGCTGAAGGCGTTGGGGCAGCAGCGCAAGCCGCAGGGGGCGTAATAGGCGCAGCTACGGATTTTGTTACTCCTGGAACTTTTGTGGGTGAAACTGTTGAAAGCGTAGCGGGTAAGGCGATAAACTATGCCGCTGAAACAGACGTAGGGCAAAGTGTTATAGAAGGATATGGTAACCTATCTGAGGTAGATCAAGAAAGGTTAAAATCCGTAGGCAGTTTGGCAGAGGGTGGACTAACAGCTTTAGGCGCAGGGCCCTTGGTAAGGGCTTTTAACGCTCCTAGGGATGCTGGTTTTAACTCTAAGGGCCTCATGGCTGCATCAACCGATAATTTTATTGAGGATTATTACGGACCCATTCTAAGAGCAGCCGGAATTCAAGGAACTTGGAAAGACGCTTTAACCGAGAACCCTAAAGTGGCGGAGGCTATTATGAAAGTTGCCCCGTATGTACCCTCTGGTAAAGTTCAGGCAATTACAAGCCCAGAACAGGCAATAGGCGCAGCAAAGAAAGCCATGGGTATGGGCAGTACAGGGGTTCGCGCTATTAAAGAGCAGTTTAAAAATCTTCTTTTTTCTGATCGAAGGGCTATTTTTGGAGAAAGCGGTCTTTCGCCTGCGTTCCAAAACGAAGCAAAACAACTTCTAATTGCAGCGAATAAACAAAAAGCTGCGGCTGCTGCGCGTGTAGCCGAAAATAAAAAAAGAGCTGACGCTGGAAAAGAACCCCTGCCGCCTATAGAAAAAGGAGTGGATAGGCCAGAAGCAAAAGCAGGAGCTAGGGCTATCTTACAGCTTCACGTTGCTGCCCAGTTTGGCAAAATAATACCAGAGGGTAGCCCCTTGGCTAAATTTAGAGATGCTGTTTTTCTAAAAAAATACGAAGCGTATTCACCGGGAAAGCTCTCTACTTGGTGGAAAGAACAGGCTCCCACACTCAATAATAAATCTAACCGTAAAGCCCCTGCCCCTGAAAAAGTAATCACAGGGTTTGAAACGCTTGTTAACCGAGCCCATAAATTAGTAGGGCACAGTAAGCCTGTACAGATAGTGATGAAAAGACCTGAAAACAACGTGTCAGGCAGGCATAACTCGGACGCTTGGGGACAAAACAATTTTAACCATCAGGTTATTGAAGACGTTTTTAAAAATAACGGCTACAAGCCCTACAAAACAGACGCTGCGCTTAGAGAGGCAGTTGAAAAAGCAGTAAAAGACAGAAGAAAAAAAAGCGCCAATAAAGACACTCCGAGTAATGTAAAAGTTATTATTGAGAATGGGGAAATATATTTAAGCTCGTCTAGGGCTGGTTCAGCTATCGTAGAGGGTGGTATTCGCTCTACTCACCACGTTAACAAAAGCGGCAGGGTTTACGCTGTGCTAAGTGACGAACACGATTTCTTAGAAAAGATACCCGTTCTTAACAGTGATCGAGCAGTAGGTTCAAACAGTGTTGTCGCTGTTACCCCCACCATGACAAGAAGCTACTTAAGCCCTGTTGGTCCAGACGGGAAGAAAATACCAAACAGAGATAAAGTAAGCGACAGGAGGCAGCCGGGGTCAGTCAGGTATGCAGACCAAGCAGCGCAAGGAATAACGGCTAGGAGTACACTGGACGATCTTGTTGATGTTGGCGCTAGTCCCGAGGCTCTGAAGGCTTACGCCACACAACAAAAAGCAGGATATGCGGGGTTAGCGGGAGCTGGTATGTTGGCAGCAAACGTACCTAATGAAAAGCAGGAGGAGCAATGAGCCTATCTAAACACTTTAACCGAAAAGAGTTTGCCTGCCGCTGTGGGTGTGGCTTTGACACCGTAGACTCCATGACCCTAGAGGCCCTAGAGTCCATTAGGCAGCACTTTGACAAGCCCGTCAATGTAACGTCAGGGTGTCGGTGCTTAGTGCATAACAAGGCCGTAGGAGGCTCTGAGAGGTCTCAGCACACCAAGGGTAGGGCTGCGGATATACAGGTAAAAGGGGTGGAGCCAAGTGCTGTTGCAGACTACGCAACGTCCCTAGGGTTGTCCGTGGGACGCTACGACTCCTTTACGCACGTTGACTCCAGATCAGGGCTTGCCGCCCGTTGGGGCTCCCCTGACTGAGGAGGTACAATGACCATATTATGTAAAGAAGGCACTGTGTATGATGGCAAAGGACAGCTTATTGAGGACGAAAAAGTTGCCTTTTCGATCAAAGCCGGTGTCAGCAACGTCACCATAAAAAATTACAAATTCAGAAACGTAACCTATGGTGTCCTTGGCAGCAAAGGCGAGGGAGAGTCACGCAACATTATTGTCGAGCATTGTGAGATGCACAACGACCCCGGCTCAGACCCCTTTGTGGACTACGAAAGCCAGAGGATCACTAAGACAAGCGGCCAAGATACAGGTGCTGGTGTACTGATCTACGGCAACTACGCACTGCATGACACGATTGTACGATTCAATGTCTGTACAGGTTTAGCGCGAATAGTCCTCACAGGTAGCGAAGCGCGAAACTGGACAGTATGCAGCAACCGCAGCGATGGAGCAGAAGACAGCTCAATTTACGTCAAAGGTACACAGTCCCTTGTGACATGGAATCACGTAGTTAATTCTGGCAAGTGCGGCATCAAGACCCGTCCCAATGGCAACCCTAATACTCAGATGGGGGGGCATCGTATAGCGTTCAATTATGTAGAAGAGTTTGGACTGATCAAGCCAGATAGCGGAGCTTGTATCAACATAGCGGTGCCAACAATAGTCGAGTACAACACTTGCAAAGTCTTAAAGTTTCCAGCGGCAAAGTCACCAACAGGACACGCTCGTTGCTACAACTACGCCTCGCCTTTCATTATCAGTAGGCACAATGTAGCGATAACAAAAGATCACCACAGGTTTAGAGCGTGGCAAATTCACGATAAGTCTGTCTTTCTTGATAGCCTTGACGACCAGACCATCTATAGCGATGACTAATTAGTGCCTATAAGCAAAAAGACCCGCTTGGTGGGAAAATAATTAAACCCTAAGATGCTACCTTAGGACTTTTGCCCCCTCTGGATTTAAAAAGAGTCCAAAGGGGGTTTTTTTACGCTCCTGTAAACTCGCATGAAGTACCCACACAAGCTAACTCTTGACTGCCTGTAGTGGTGTCTTCAAACTCGTACTCTGCTAGGGCTTCCCAGTCAAACACTGGCATTGCTTTTGCAGCCTCATCGTACTCTTCCTTGGTTATCTCTTGATACGGAGCCTGCGTATATACATGATCACTGCGTGGTAACAGAGCGATACCTGAGACAATATCAAAGTTATTCCAAAGCCAATCACAAACAGCGAAAAACTCGTCATCAGAATAATAAACTGTAATACTAGGCTTATGTTCACACCAATATT